GTCGCCTTGTGGCTAAAAAAACGACCACCTTTACGGCTATTACATGACTTGCAGAGGCTCTGTAAATTATCCAAGGCCCACGTGTCGCCCCCTCTTACACGAGGGAATATATGATCAACAGTATCTGCTACAGCACCACAATAGCTGCATATCCAACCATCACGATCTAATACTGTTAAACGTATCTTCTTCCACTTACCACTACCTAACGCTTCTTTACTCAATGCCAACCCTTACGTTTGAAATGATCTAATGCTTTACACATAGAACCATGTCGTGCATAGTTATATTTGATACCCCAGTCTATCTGCTTATATCCATCAACCTTAGCCAAATACTTACTCCTACCTTGTGGAATACCATAATGACTACCATTCTTAGCTTTAGGATTCCATCTACTTTCTTTATGATAAAGCTCATCTAAACAGTAAAACTCAGTAAATGAATGATTTAACTGAATAAAAGCATATTGCTTGTAATGAGTAGGTTTATCTACTGCAACGGAATAATCTTTTGAAAAGCAAAGGCTAAATGCAATTAGCAAAGAGGTCGCCCAAACTCTGCGCCTTCCGAGCCTGGCCTTGGGCGGCTCAGCTTTTCGATTTAAGATCGAACGCTTTTTGAGGGTAGCATACCTTGTCAAGTTACGCAAGGATTTCGACAAAAACGTAAATTCTAAAATCATCTGTATCTATCCAATTCTCATCAAAGCCATTCATAATGTAACCTCAATGAACTCCTCGTTTTCGGTGTAAATAGTGTTTTTAGTGATTATTGGTGATTCTAATAGCTTCTTACCAGGTATAACTATTAGTTGAGATCGATCTTTGTTAAGCATGATAAAGACTGATCTAGGGTTAGCAAACTTAAGTTTACGCTTGGGAAAGTGTATAGATTTGAACGGAAATACGACACCTTTCCAGTTATGCTTGACTTCTACCTCTGCATAGTAGTAATCGCCATCTTTGTTATGAAATATTAAATCAATCCCATACTCATCTGGATTAACCCAAGCTGTAAACCCTTGGCCTTCTAGCCATCTAATTACAAGCTCTTTAGCATTATCATTGTCAGCGTAGAGTTGTAAGCTAAATGGCTTTATCACGGCTTGCTGCCCCATCCAGTACCCTTAAACACTAAACCTGGTGCTGAGTATAAACGATTCATAGCGATCTTGCATTTAGGACAATCCATGCCAGGATCGTCTTCTTTGTATGTTCGATAAACTGAACCATATGTGCCACATTCTCTACAGCTGTATTCATATGTTGGCATTACTTCTCCTCGATTAATTGACAAGTGTGGCAGCCCACGGCTAAGAACTTCCATCCACCACACTTATCACATCTGCATATGTCCGAATCTGGAATATGCAAAGCTTCGGCTATATTCTTAATTCCCACACACCCACAGCTAGTGCATTGGTATAAACGGAATCCTTCTGGCAAGTTATCGGAATTGAGCCATAAGAACTCAGTATTACGCTTACATCCGTTGCACTTAAACTGGGTGTAATTAGTCACGATTAATCAATTCATGACATCTAAAGCATGTGCCATCTTTGAATACTCGGTCATCATCGCAGACTTCACATTTGATGACAGATTCTTCTAAATGCACACCATTATCATCCATAACGACCTGAACTCCTTTGCCGTTAATAAACGCTATGTAGCCCATATCTACTCCTTGTCCTCTGGGAAGTACCAACCACCTGCAGCTGTAACCTTTGCCCAGCGTGCATGTTCTTTAACGCCTTCTTTACATACATATCCGTAATAAGGCTTATTAGTAGCTTTAGTTAATCCTGATTTAAGGATGTGTCCGTGCTCGCATTCTGGTGGCGGGTTTGGTTCTCCGCTATTAACGACATCAACGACATCACCAACACTCCACGATACAGGCGTAGGATCGGTGGCTTTGCCTTCATCCGACGAGAAAGCCTGACGTAACGCAGATTCAACCGCAGCTGACCTAGAACCTGGCCGACCATATATGACTTTGTTTTCTTTTTCATTTACCGATGCCATTTCTTCTCGGCTTGGTCGTTTACCTTTAGCTGAGAAACCTGCGTTTGCAAGCGCCCTACCAATCGCACTTGTTTCCGCATTAGGTAAAGCGAAATTTGCGTTAACGCCCCTATCACTAATAGTCTCCAACGCAATCCCCGAAGCACACGCTTTGAGATCGACTTCTGTCTTAAAGATTCTAGCGATAACGATGAATCTGTTTGCACTAGCTTCAAGTAATTCTGTTTCGATTCTTCCATCTGGATAATCCTTCCACCACTTATGTAGACGTTCATCTACTGTTTCATATTGACTTAAATCAAAGGCCATTATTCCTGCCAATCTAATGCGCTATCGCTCATTGCATCCTGACATGTTTTGGATATTGCAATATAACCCAACGCATCTGCGTAGTTATCTTGGTACTGTGGAGACTCCACACTTCTGCTGATTTTGACCATCGCCATACACATAGCGACTTGGTTAGCTGTAATTGGATAGCCAAGGTAGGCACTCCACAGCTCTGCAATCCTCTTATGCTGCGGATACGGATGGCCGTACTTTGAACCTCTTTGATGAATGGTCTCTGTAACGTGGTCAAAGAGTTGCTCGCTAGTTGTTGTCATAATCAAACACCTGGTCGGTTTTTCTTTGAATCATTCTTCTGTGCATATCCCAGCCATCTTTACGACCTCGCCAGTAATGCGTTTGCTTGCGATCTTCAACCTTCAAAGCCACAAACCAGTAAAAGGTAATAATCCCTATACATAAATAAACTGCATTTTCAAAGCTCATGTAGCCCTACCTTCTATGCTCACAATTTGTGGCATGGAAATAGTGTGGCACCTGTGTATGACTTTGTGGATGATTTAGCGGTTATTTTTGATAACGATTTGATAACGTTATTTGTAGAGTTTGCCCTCGAATATGAAGCTGCCATCGGCGTTAATAGGTATGGTTATTACCTGGACTTTACGCTCATGCACGTAGGCTACGGCAAAACCTTGCTGCCAGTTGGCATAGCCCCTGGTATAGGCCATTCCAGAACTGCTCAAATCGACGAGATTTCCGACCTCATAACCCCATACAGTACGCCCTAATTGGCCTCTAAAAGCCTCTGTAAAGGCTGCTTGGCCTAGTCTATGGGTATGCCCACACACCACGCTCTTACCAAGCCTTCTAGCCCCGTTTAAGGCCGTTTGTCCTGGAATTTGTGAAAGTGGAAAGGCATCACCATGCACGGCTGTCCAGCCTGGTGCCCAGTCAATGCCATACGGACTAAATTTGATACCTAATTTGTCGTAGCCCATGAATCGTTCATACTGCATCTCTGGCAGATTTAAGAAGCTAGGCAATCTCTTTTTGATAGATCGATAAAGTCTGATCCCATGGTTACTACCAAGTACATCGGTAACACCCAGGTAAGTTAATACTTCTTGTGTTTGTTTTCTATCGTCGTTTATGTTGCCGACCATCTCATCGATAGTCCCAGCATTAAAACCGCCTAGCTGTGGTAGATCAATTTCATCACCAATGCAGATAGTCCGATGTGGTTTCCATTTGGCCAAAAAGCGGCCAACAGATTTTACAGATTTTTCATTAAAAAAGGGTACTTGCAGGTCAGACACAAACGCTATGCGCTTAATCTTCTTCCTCATCTGGAGTTGGTATGCTGGGGATTATGCCGCCATCTCCGACTATCCAATCTGGCATATGATCGCTGTCCATAAGATATAGAGCTACAGATTCACTAAAGCCAGCCCTGCGAGCAGCTTTGAATATCTCATGCTTGGCAATATAAAACTGATCAAGCTTAGTTAATGGCTCTGGTGTCTTACGCACCCTGCGCCTATTAATCTTCTTGCGTTTACGTGTAGTTGCCATAGTTATTATTGTCGCTTACTTAGGATAGTAAACAACTCATCAACACGCTGTTCTAATCTAGTTAACTGATCTTTCATACTAGCGCCACCATTAGGACGTAATTCGTTTAACCAGCCTTTAACTAAAAAACGTAATCCTATTAGCCCGCCTGATAGCACGGCCATAACGCCAGCGCCAAAGCCAGCCCATTCTGCGGGACTCATTTCGCATTAACACCATAGTCTGCTTCTTTGCCAGAAGTAGGGTCTATAGCCTTGATAATAGGGGCGATTATTGCACCAGCTAATACAGCTAGTTCAGGTCTAATATCAGCAACAATGGCTAAAGCCACAGTAATACCGCTAGCTGCTACAGCTCTTAAATATGACTTAATTGCTGCCTTGTGTTTTTTTGATAACTTCATATTTTTCCCCCTAGTAGTGGTATGTCAAACGGCTTGCTATCTTTGTCGCCTAACTTTGTAAAGCTAATATGGATATGTTTCTTATGTGGGTTGATGCCACGATATCTACGCCACTTAAAGCCCATAATTTTTGATGCAATAAATCCATTATGTATTACGTAAGATAAACGCTTATCGGTTTTCGCACATATCCTGATCTGGTCAGCCAGATATATCGAGAGCTGCTCGGATGAATCCAAGCGAGAATCAATATCAATGGCTCGGACGATCCCAGATTCGTCTGGATTATGATCCGATTTGGTGGCGGAATGACGAGCATCACCAATCCACCCATCACTGGTAGTGCGGCGATCTGGATACCAGGTATCAACCTGATCTCTTAACTGCACTCCAGCTGCGCA